TTTTCTTTCAAATTTCATCTTCAAACTTAGAACAATAATAAGCTTCTAAAATACAAAGTAAAATTATTATTCCCCAAACGATTGTTAATATCTTCATTTCAATTTTCTTATTAGCCACATTACTACGGCTGTTATTAATACCCATCCTATCATTTTCTAAAGCTTTTACCCTTAATAATTACTACCTTACACTTTCTTAGTCTATCCAAAGTTCTTTCGTCATATCTTTCTTTAAGTGAATTTGGTGATAGGTTAGTTGTTATTAGTAAAGTCTTTGAACTGTCTTCAGCATAAGAAATAGCGTCAGCAACAGCGTCTATCTTTGTACCGTAATCATTCTTAATGCTTTCAGTTCCTAAGTCATCAATTATAATAAATGGTGCAACGTTTTTTTCTACTGCTGCTAATTCTTTAGCAGGTACACTCCTTAACACCTTATTTGTTTTGGTTCTGAATATAGCAGGTATTACATAATTTAAAATAGTTGATTTACCTAAACCACATTCTCCCATAAGCATCAAACCTCTACCTCTTGTGTCTACCATCCAATCAATAATTTCATCATAAGCAGGAAGATGTTCATACTTATCAATAGTTCTGTCATAATACTTAAAAGCCTTATTAAACATTTCTTTTAATTCTTCTTTAGTTCCTAGCTTATATCTGTTGTAAACTTTAGGTTTAAGAAAGTCAGCTTGTTTAAATGTATCTTCTATTGTTCTCATAATTTAAAATGTTCCGTCACCATAATCTTGACCTTTCTGATGTCTATGTGGTAAAGTGTTATTATTTCTATTTTCTCTTTTTTCCCAAGTTCTAACACAAGCCTTCCAATTTTTCATCTTATTACTTCCAACCATCCAATCTTTGCTTTCATAAAAATCAATAAAGGCATCTGCACATACTTTATTTTTTCTTTCATTACAATATTGATGAACTTCTTCAACAGTTGGTTTTTTAAAGAACGCCTTTTTATTACTATCTGTAAGATTAGTATTAGTTATATTTATATTAGTATTATCTGTACACATTTTTAGACTAGGCTTGTCCACTAATTTAATGTACCTAGACAATATTTCTTTACTACCTTGTCTATATATTAAGACCCTTATTATATAACCATTATCGTCTAACATTTTAAGCCAATTTTGAATTGATGCTCTACTTACTTCATACAGTCTGCAAAAGTATTCAGTTGAAGCTGTACATTTACCATTCATATTACAAAGAGCAGTAATCTCTGCATAAAGTAATTTAGCGTTAGGTGTTAATGTTTTACTGTATCTTACTTCAGCAGGGATTATTGCATAGTAGCTTGGCTTTTCTTTCATATTACTTCTATTTCGTATTTATAATTTTGAAGTGCGAACTTACACAATTCAAATTTATTATAGAATTCTCTGTAAGAAACTTTGACATCAGTACCAAACTTACCACAACTAATACGAATAGTTGTCTGATGTTTATCACTATCAAATATGTCATTATCCCTTAAATATTGCTTTAAATGATGCATATCTTTAAAAGTGTATTTTGCATCTTTAATGTCCGAATAAGCATTATAAATTAAGTTAAATGTATCTCTATATTTAGAAAAAGAAGCATAGTTAAATGCGTGTCTAACTTCATAATGATTAACACTAGTTCTATCTCTATCTAATACTTTAGCAATTACTTCTCTATGTGTGCCATCTTCAATTCTTGCAATCATAGCTGCAATCATTCTTGGTACTTGATATTCTGTCTTTCTAGTTTTTAAAGCTAAAGAGCCTTTTGGCAACCCTACTAAATTTGTAGTAAGGTCGCAAAGGTTTTTAAAGTTATCTTCTGAATTCATCTTAGAAAGGCATATCTTCTTCTCCACTCGTCATTTTGTGTGGAGACTTATTACTCTGATTAGTGAAAAAGTAGCCATCTATATTGTGAAAATATCTTCCGTTATATTCTTTTGAATAAACATTACAAAGAACTGATACCTCCATTCCTATTTCTAGCTTGTTCATTTGTTGTAATTTATCACCAAAGGCACTTACACATACTTCATTATTAAACTCTCCACCTGTATCAATTACGATAGATTGCTTTTTCCATTCTTTACCTGCTTTAGATACTCCTGTTTCTAATTCAAGTTTCTTTACTAGTTTTCCTGTTACTTCCATTTTTATTGTGCCTGTTTTTGCAGGTCTTTATTAATTAATTATTGTTTCTTTAAATCTGTTGGCACTTCTATTGAGTTCAGTTCGTCTATGATACCTAAAACCCCATTAGTCTTTTCTTCTGTTTTATCAGCAGATAAAAGCTCATCTATTTTAGCTTGTTGTTTCTTAGATATTTTATATTTACATAGCCTTTCCCTAACTGTGTCTCCTTTACCCTCTCCAATAGCTACAACCATAGCTGAAAATTTAGCGTCAGATAGTTTTTCTATTTTAGGCTTTTTAGGTTTATCTTGTGCTTTAGCATTTAAAACTTCATCAGCACTTGCAATAGCTACATCTAATCCTATTCCAATGTTAGCTAAAGCCCTACCCCAAGCACTTGTTTCGCAATTCTCTATGAAAGAAGTTTTGTTAATATAAGAACTCCCTTTGCTTTCGTAAGCAATTCCTGAAGCTATAACCCTACCTTTTTCATTTGAAATAGTTGCTTTAATTACACATCTATCTTCAGTTAAGTCAATAACTTCTGATGTCAAAGACCAATCTTTAAAGTTTTCCCTAAAGTATTTAATCCTTTCTTTTACTTCTACATACTGTTTTCCGTGAATGTTTATTGTTTTCATATTCATATATTTCCACCTATGTTAATTGGCTAGGATTTTTGCCTGTTAATAATTTCGTTAAAAATACTAAACTAAATTGATTATAGTTGGTAAGCTGTCGTTTTTTTTATAGTGTTTTTTATAGATTGGCTTAAGTTCTACATCCCAACAGTCTTTCTGTTGCCATCCTTTAGTCTTGAGCATTTCACAAGCTTTTCTGTAGCATTGTAAAGTAGTTCCTATAACAACAACTGAGCGGCTGTTGTAAGTTAAGTCATTGCCGCCTGAACTTGTTACCATAGCAGGAATGTATTGAGGTTTTAACAACCAATGTTCAGCTATTACTTTTTTATCATCTATTAGCTTACCTGTAATAAAAGATATTTTAGGTTCGCTGTAATCTACATAAGTAGAGTGTTCTAAGTATTCTGCGTCTTTTCTAGTCATCTTAATAGTTTTGAATGTAAAGTAAAGTAGCTAAGATTGAAGCTCCTACTATTGCTAATTGAGCAACTACATCTAACATTTTGTTTATTCTTTTTGCTCTCTCTTTAGTTAGATTTATCTCATTATAATTTTGTTCTTTGTTTTTAATAAAAAAGTTTGTCTTTTCTTTTTCATTTAAGAAGTAAGTAGCTCCTGTGTTATTGTTTACGATTTTGTATTTCATTTCTTGATTATTTGTGGGGGTTTTTACACCCCCTGATTAATTTAGTTTAGTTGTTAATATAGTCCTGAAGGAACACTACAGTTGTCTTGCTCAAATTCGCCATATGTATTTTTGTAAAACCTTATAGTATATACTCCTTGTTTTCCCTTTAGTTTAGCTAAACAGAACAATATATTAGCTCCCTCACTCCATCTTAAGTTTTCAATTTCTAATACTTTAGTGCCTGTATTCACTCTGTTAAACGAGCTACCTCCGTAAGCTGTACTCATATTATAACCTGATTTAATAATAAAGCCCTTAACATCATTTTGATAAGGCTGTAATTTACTTGCTTTAATTGTTTCCATTTCTTGATTATTTAATTAATTTAATTTTGACAAGGCAAAGATATAAAAACAAATAGATACTAACATAATTATTATCAAAGTTATTAACAATTTAAGTGTTAAGAGTGTTTTTACTAGATAAGCAACTTTAAGTGCTGTCTAGTATATTACCATTAAAAAGATGTGAAAGTGCCTAAAACGGCTAAAGGGGGTTATAAATTTAGCAATAAAATTACTAAGATTATAAGCATATACATTAAAAATATGTTGGTTGATTGGCTTTCTTCCATTAGAAATAATGTACAAGTCTTGCTATTTGCCCTGATTTTTTGGAATGTATAAATCCTTCTACCGCTTTCTGAACACCACAGAAACCTTTTCTATTGTGCCAACTATCAGTTCCGCTTGGTGAACGCATATACTCAACAGTTACACCTATAAAGTCTTTAGCGTCTAGCCATTTGTATTTTACTTTGTGGTGAATGTGATGTAAATACCAATATCTGTATTTAGTTTCAGCCCATTCTTGCGGTTTTTCGTTTGCCATTAACATAGGAAGCTTATCCATTTTAGCTCCGTCTCCGTGTTCAAGCCCTATAAGATTAGAACCGTACTTGTAGTATTTCCTGTGTGATACTGATATGTCAAAAGTTACATCATTTGTATTTCTGAACCAAGACTTTAAAGAGTGTGCTAAATGAAAGCCGCTTTGATAATCGTGATTAGACATTGAATGAACTACATCAACAGGAGCAACCTCTCTTAGTATCTCAACACATTTCACGTAAAGTTTTAAAGCTACTTCAAAATGTTGCCACCATTTACCGTCTGCGTCTTGTGGTGTTCCTGCTGTTGTCGTATTATATACATTGTCTATATGTAGCACGTCATTACCTACGCAAAATAAAACCCTATCTATACTAAACCCCTGAGCTTTACTTATAAGTCCTGTAACGCCTTCTAAAACTCTATTGTAAGCTATCTCAGTATTATAGTCGTCTCCTGTTTCTAAAGCTACTCCTAGTTTACCAATATGAATGTCAGCAGGGTTTATGACTAATAGGTGTTCACCTTTAACTCTTTTAATTGTTGGGTATTTTGGAGAGTAGTCTTCTATTAGACTTTGTATGTCTTCAAGTAGTTCTACCTTATCTGTTCCGTATTGTTCTTTGGTAACTATTGAAAAGCGTAACTCCCCTGACATACTTTGCCAATGTTTAACGCTTACAATATCCTTTTTATTTATTCCCCTATCTTTAAGGTGAATATCTAAAGCAGTATTGCCGTTAATGTTCTGTAAGTCCTTCCCCCTGCTTTCATTGATTAACTCAACTTCTTCAGGGGAAAGTCTTATTCTTGTTCCTGCCAAAATTTACTTTTTAATATCAGCAATTCCTTGACCTAATACAAGTGCTGAAATACTTAGTAATATTCCTTTTACTTCTTCTGCGTTCAATCCAAATTTTTCGCTTAATACAGTTGTTAAAATTCCAACTACTGTGTACCAAAATTTACGACTACTAAACATATTCATTAAAATTCCGTTTACGTACTTTTCTAAAAACTTTTTCATAACTATTTATTTTTGATTATTAAATTAATATTTTCTCCGCCCAAATATATAATTTCTTGCATAACTAAATCCATAGCTAGGCGAGAGTTTTCAACAATGTCTTGTTCACGACCTTTTCCTACTAGAATACAGCCGCTTGTATCTTTAGCTGTGTTACCCCTATGAAATAAGATATAATCCCTATTAGGAACGTCCTGAACTAATAAGTGTAAGTAATCCCTTGTAGCACTTTCTCTTGCTAATCTAAGTCTTACCTTATACCGACCTTTAGGAATACAGCTTATACTTCTTTGATTGTCTATCCAAGGATTTTCTAATGTATCACAGAAACTTTCACCATTAATAAACAATCTACCAATAGTAGATTTTTCTGTGAAGGTATCTCTTATGATTAAAAGATTAACGACCTTGACCTCTGTAGGCTTTTTTAAAACCGTTCTGTCCTTTACTTGCATTTTTGGAGTGTATTCCCTTTCGTTTCTTTTTAACGCTCTTAAAAGAGCTTGTAACAACTTTACGAGCCATCTAGTTATTTTTATCAAATTGAATGAATTTATATATAGTATATGCTATTGAAAGTATTAGTGCAATAAAACTTAGTATTTCATTTGCACTTGCTAGAGTGAAACCAATAGCTGAAAAATTAGCTAACCCTACTTGTAGAGTATCTTTTACTTCTGTCATTTTGTTTAGTTTTTTTATCTAAGTAGGATTTTAACTTAGTAACGTTTTTAGTTTTCGGTTTATAGTGTCTTTTCATTATGAGTAATCAGAAGCGTTTAAAAAGTTTCTCAATGTAAGTTTAGTTCCCTGTCTCATTGGTCTTTCAAGGTTCATCGAGTTATAGTATGCATTTTGGTCTGCTGAAATGTCTGCTCCTGAGTTCGTGTTGTATTCAGGAAAAAGAGTTATGTTGTTAGTTACATAAGCAATTAGACGTTCTGTGTAATACTCAGATGTGTTCCTGATTTCTTCTCTAAGGTGTTGAGCTTCTTCCGTACTAAGACTATTTCCCGTTTCACTTATTTTGCTATAAATATTTCCGTTCTCTATCTTAAATCTTAAAAAAGGGATTGCGTGATAAAAAGCCCAATTAGGGAGCATATCACCAATGTAGTCATCAACTAAAGTTTTGTAAGCTTCATTCCCTACATTACCTATTGTTCCTGCTGTAATTAAACTTTCTAACTTTTGATACAAGTCAGTTCCGAGTTTAGGTTCAACATAAAGTTTTTGTGCCTGTAATACATAAGGCAATAGTAAGTCGGTACTTAAATTTAAGTTAATTGCAGTGCTTGATTTAAGCTTGCTTTCTGATATGAATAATACGTATGACATTGTTTATCTAGGTTTTAAAAATCCGTTGTTCTTCATTTTCTTAGGTGGTGTTGCTACCAACTTATCGTTCTTCTTAGCAGTAAAGCCTTCAGACCTTGCTTTAGTGTAGCCAATCATATCAGCGTCTTCTATTTTAGTTGTCTTACTTTCTCCTATTACAGTCTTAAATATTCTTCTGCTCCAAAAGTGATGACAATTACCTCCTCCTTTGTAAAGCCAAATTGAGTAAGTATCTGAATTTCCTTTAGGACCCCAACCTTTATTAACTTCCTTAGAACCCATATTAATTATATCTTCCTTTCTGTAAAGCTTTTTAGCTGCTGTCATTTTCTTGCAGAAATCTCTTTTTTCTCCTGTCTTACTAGTCAAAAAGTTATCTTGTGAATATACATAACGAACTCTAAAGTAATCAAAAGACTTTTTAGATAGTCCGTCTTGCTCTGACTTACGACTTGGAATAGCTCTACCTGTTGAAGCTAGTTCTAACTTCTCATTCATTAATTCGTTTAATACTTCTTCATAGTTAAAGTCTTGATGTTCTCCATCTACTACTTCTTCTTCTATTAATTCCCATTCTTCAGGAATGTCTTCTCCAAACTCCTGAATGAATTTATCTAGCTCTGTTGCTTCAGTATGTCCTTCACAAGCCATATAGACTTTCTTACCTTCTAGTTCGTGTTCGTGATACCCTTCGCACCCTAAAGACTTTGCACTTTCTAAGGCTTCATCTATTGTGTCAAATACAGGTTTT